TGCAGAGCAACTTCAGGGAGAATATCCTGGAGCAATTGTTCATAACATTTATCCAATAACTACAAATTCAGTAACTGTAAAAAACGCAAAAAGATACAGACCAGAAAGATTATCGTGGAGTGAATGATTTATGGCTCAGTGGAATAGAAATACACAAGACTTTCTAAATCAAGAAAGGACTTTATTTGAAGTTTACAATATTGCAGATCACTGGGGAAACCAGACAGACTGGAGACCTCAGTTTTCTAATAATAATAGATTAAAGACTGCACCTTTTCAAACAGTTTTCTTTAATACCTTTCAGTATGGCAAAGAAACTGATGTTTGGGATGAAAGAGTAGTTGGAGTTGGAACTGCAACCTGGAACCAATATTCCAGTAATGTTACTATGCAAGTTGGTTCTACTGCTGGTAGTAAGGTTATAAGACAAACCAAGAACGTGATGAGATATATTCCTGGAAGACCAGCAACACTTGCATTCGCAATTCGTCTTGATGCTCCACAGGTAGGTATTCGTAGAAGATTTGGATTATTTGATGATAGTAATGGTGCTTACTTTGAGGATAATGGGGGAACATATTCTTATGTAATTCGTACCACTACATCTGGAATTACCACAGAAAGAAGAGTATTCAGAGATGAATGGAATGGTGAAAAGTTTGATGGTAATGGTTGGACTGGAGTAACTGCAGATCCAACAAAACAGCAAATGATTTCCATTAGTTATGAGTGGTATGGCGCAGGAACAGTAGAGTTTGGTTGGTTAATGGAAGGTGAAACTATTAAAAGTCACACATTTTATAATTCAAACAATCTTGATAAAGTTTGGTGTTCTACCCCATTCCTTCCCATTCGTCTTGAGATTGAGAATGTAACTGGAGTTGCAGGAACTCATTACATGTATCAGGGTTCCAATTCTCTTATCCAAGATGGTAATGTAGATAAACTTGGAACTCTTTTGAGTCAATCTAATGGTATTACTGGAACTACAATGACTGTAGATAATGTGTTTTATCCCATTGTAAGTTTGCGTCTTAAATCAACTGCTTTAAATGCAGTAATGCTTTTACGATCTTTACAAGCAGTAACAAATGATAACACAAATGTGTATTGGAAACTTTTGCAGAATGCAACATTAACTAATCCAAACTGGACGAATCATGCAGATGTAGATTCATTTGTTCAATATGACACTTCTGCAACTGCACTTTCTGGCGGTAGAGATATTCTTTCTGGATTCATAGTTTCTGGTGGTTCTACTTTGATTGAGATTGATAGACTTGCAGATTTGCAACTTGCAAGATCAGGTATTGGTACAGTCAGTGATACTTTTACACTTGCTTGTGCATCTCCCAATACCAATAAAAAGGCACTTGCAGTATTGAACTGGATTGAACAAAGGTAATTTTTATGCCAATTGAAGATATTCAACTCAAACAGTCTGATGCATATCTCTCTAATCCAAATTTAAAGAGAGCAAATACACCTATTCAATGGACTGAGGAACAGATTATTGAATTCCTTAAATGTAAAGAGGATCCAGTTTACTTTGCAAGAAATTATATTAAGATTGTTTCTCTCGATCATGGTCTTGTTCCCTTCAAGATGTATCCATTCCAGGAGAAATTAATTCAAAGATTCCACGACCATAGATTCAATATCTGTAAGATGCCCCGTCAGACGGGTAAATCAACAACTTGTGTTTCATATTTGTTACATTATGCAGTTTTTAATGACAACGTTAATATAGCTATTCTGGCAAACAAAGCATCCACTGCCAGAGATCTTCTTCAGAGATTGCAACTTGCATATGAAAACCTTCCTAAGTGGATGCAACAGGGTATTCTATCCTGGAACAAAGGTTCACTGGAGTTAGAAAATGGTTCAAAAATTATTGCTGCTTCTACTAGCGCCTCTGCGGTACGCGGTGGCTCTTATAATATTATATTCCTGGACGAATTTGCGTTTATTCCTAACCATATTGCTGACGACTTCTTCGCTTCTGTTTATCCTACTATTTCTTCTGGTAAATCAACCAAAGTAATCATAGTATCAACGCCTCGCGGTATGAATCATTTCTACCGCATGTGGCATGATTCGGAAAAAGGTAAGAACGAATATGTACCAACAGATGTTCATTGGTCTGAAGTTCCTGGCAGAGACGAGCACTGGAAAGAGCAGACAATTGCAAACACCTCCGAACAACAGTTTAAGGTAGAGTTTGAATGTGAATTCTTAGGTTCTGTCAATACTCTTATCAATCCATCAAAACTTAGAAATTTGGTATATGATGAACCAATTAAAAGAAATGCTGGGCTAGATGTTTATGAACATCCAAAAGAAGAGCACAATTATCTTATAACTGTCGATGTTGCAAGAGGACTTGGGAATGATTACTCAGCATTTATTGTTTTTGATATTACCAATTTTCCATACAAAGCGGTAGCAAAATATAGAAATAATGAAATTAAACCAATGTTATTTCCAAGTATTATTAATGAAGTTGCAAAAGGATATAACGATGCTTGGTTACTTATTGAAGTTAATGATATCGGTGATCAGGTAGCAAATATTTTACACTTTGATTTAGAATATGATAATGTTCTCATGTGCGCTATGCGTGGTCGTGCTGGTCAAATTGTTGGATCCGGTTTCAGTGGTAAAAAATCTCAACTTGGGGTTCGTATGACCGCTGCAGTTAAAAAGTTAGGATGTTCTAACTTAAAAACTTTACTTGAGGATGATAAATTACTTGTTAGTGATTATGAAATTATTAGTGAATTAACAACATTTGCTCAAAAACATAATTCTTTTGAGGCAGAAGAAGGATGTAATGATGATTTGGCAATGTGTCTTGTGATATTTTCTTGGTTAGTAGCACAAGATTATTTCAAGGAAATGACGGACAATGATGTTCGTAAAAGAATTTATGAAGAACAAAAAAATCAGATTGAGCAAGATATGGCACCTTTTGGATTTATTTCTGATGGATTAGATGACATGGGAGTTACAATTGATGAAGAAACTGGAGACAGATGGATTTTATCAAATTCAAAATATGAGAATGATACTTTAGAAGTTTGGAATTTAGATGAATATGGTGATAAATCTTATATGTGGGAATATAGATAGAATAAAGGGTCTGGAATTTATAAATACTTTTAGAATAATTCTGGACTTGTAGGAGAATAAAGATGCCGCTAAATTTAGCATCTCCTGGAATTGTAGTAAAGGAAATTGATTTAACACTAGGAAGAGTAACACCATCATCAAATAAAATTGGAGCACTTGTAGCTCCATTTTCTAAAGGACCTGTAAATCTTCCAACTCTAGTGGAAAATGAAAATGATTTATTGACTATTTTTGGAAAACCACACTCCACTGATAAACATTACGAGCATTGGATGGTTGCATCATCATATTTGGCGTATGGTGGTTCAATGAGGATTGTAAGATCAAATGATGATCAATTAACCAATGGTTTTGTTGGTACAGCATCTAGTGTTAAAATTGATAGTTTAGAGCATTACAATGATTTAGGTTATGATGAAAATATTCTTTCTAATGTTGTAGTTGCATCTAAAAATCCAGGATCTTGGTCTAATGGACTTGGAGTAGCATTTATAGATTCCAAAGCAGATCAAATTTTAACTGGAATTAATACAACTTCCATTCAAGTTGGTTATGGTATTACCCAATCATTAACTGGAAAAATTAATCCAGGATCTGGAACAACATCAGTTTTAGATGGATATTTAAAAGGAATAATTACAGGTGTAGATATTGATAAAATTGAAGTTAAGGTTTTAAGTGCAGTTTCTGCAGGAGGGACTGAAACACAAGTAGATTATCAGCAAAGTGGTGTTTATTCATTCTCTTCAACTGCATTTGTTGCAATTCATACAAATGGTCAATCATCACCTTTCACAACATCTTTATATACATCAACACTTGACTGGTTTGATCAACAAACTATTGGATTAACAACCTCAACATCTATTCCATGGAATAATGTTGCACCTAGACCAGGAACTTCTGCATATGCAGCATCAAGAAACTCAAGATTTGATGAAATTCATGTAGTTGTAATTGATACAACTGGATCAATTAGTGGAAATGCTGGAACTATTCTTGAAAAACATTTAAGTCTATCAAAAGCATCTGATGCAGTTTTCTCTGTAGGTAGTCCATCATATTGGAGAAAATATCTCGCAAATAATTCTGAATATATTTTCGGACTAGGTGCTCCTATAGGAATAGTAACAACTGGATTTTCTTCAGAATTTAATTTAGAATCTGATGTAGGTTGGGATCAAGAAACTGATGGTGTCATTTTTGCGGCTACAGGATCTTCAACAAATAGATTAAGTGGTGGAAAAGATTATAATGGTAATACTGGAATTACAACCTCCGGTTCTTTATCATCATCTCTTGCAGATCTTTCTTCTGGATATGATTTATTTGAATCTACTGAAAATTATACTATTGACTTTTTACTAATGGGATCTGCTGCGTATGATATTTTTACTGCTCAAGCACTTGCAAATAAGTTAATTTCAGTTGCAGAATTAAGAAAAGATGCAATTGCATTTATTTCACCATATCGAGGTTCTTCTTTAACTGATACTTCTACGCAAACTTCAGTTACTGTAAATTCTGCAGAAACTATTACTGAAAGAATAATTTCTTTCTATAGTTCAGTTGCATCTTCTTCTTATGCAGTTTTTGATAGTGGATACAAGTACATGTATGATAGATTTGCAGATACATTTAGATATGTTCCTCTAAATGGTGATATTGCTGGTCTTTGTGCTCGTAATGATATTAATAATTTCCCATGGTATTCACCTGCAGGAACAACAAGAGGTGCAATTTTAAATTCAGTTAAATTAGCATATAATCCAACAAAATCTCAAAGAGATAGACTTTATTCAAATAGAGTTAATCCAATAATTTTCTCTCCTGGATCAGGCATTATTCTATTTGGTGATAAAACTGGACTTGCTAAGGCATCTGCGTTTGATAGAATTAACGTTCGTCGCCTCTTTGTTTATATCGAAAATGCCATTTCTCAGGCAGCAAAAGATGCGTTGTTTGAATTTAATGATGAAATCACAAGAACTAATTTCGTAAATACAATTGAACCTTTCTTACGTGATGTTCAAGCAAAGAGGGGAATTTTTGATTATGTTGTTATTTGTGATGAAACTAACAACACAGCTGCTGTTATTGATAACAATGAATTTATTGCTGACATTTATATTAAACCATCAAGATCGATTAATTTCATTGGACTGAACTTTATTGCCACCAAGACTGGTGTTGATTTTGAAGAAGTTATCGGAAACTTTTAATTTAGAGGTTTAAAAAACTATGGCAACTAGAAATCAACTAAATCCACCACCATTAAGAAAAATTACTGACTTCAAGAGCAAACTAACTGGTGGTGGTGCCAGAAGTAATCTCTTTGAAGTTGTGCTATCCTTCCCAGATATTGCTGCAACAGACACTAATGTTCTTGATAAAGCAAGATTTTTAGTCAAGGGAGCTAATCTTCCAGCATCTAATGTTGCATCTCTTGATGTTCCATTTAGAGGAAGAACTCTCAAAGTTGCAGGAGACAGATCATTTGAAAGTTGGACTGTAACAGTTATCAATGATACCGATTTCGCCATTCGCTCAGCGATGGAAAATTGGATGAATAAAATTAATAGAGTTTCTGACAACACTGGTGAGACAGATCCATCAGCATATACTGCAGATGCTTTTGTTTACCAACTAGATCGTGATGGTTCAACTTTAAGGGCATATCATTTCTATGATATTTTCCCAACATCTTTAGGCGCGATCCCACTTGACTATGGAACTAGCACAATTCAAGAGTTTACTTGCGAATTCCAAATTCTTTGGTGGGAAGCAGTTAAAGGTAATTCACCTTCTGCTGGTGGTGAAGACATTAACTAAATAAAACATACTAGCATCTTAAACTTATAAAATGGCAAAACTTTTTGGTTTTTCAATTGAGGATAACGTTAAAAAATCTAAATCTATAGTTGCCCCCGTTCCTCCTAATAATGAGGACGGGGTTGATTATTTTATTCAATCCGGATTTTATGGTCAATATGTAGATATTGAAGGTGTATATCGTACAGAATATGATCTAATTCGTAGATATCGTGAGATGGCACTTCATCCAGAGTGTGATAATGCTATTGAAAGTGTCGTAAATGAAGCAATTGTAAGTGACTTATATGATTCTCCAGTAGAAATTGAGTTATCAAATTTAAATGCAAGTGACAGATTAAAAGAAGTAATAAGAGCAGAATTTAGATATATTAAAGAAATCATGGACTTTGATAAAAAGTGCCATGAAATTTTTAGGAACTGGTATATTGATGGTCGTTTATTTTATTTGAAAGTAATCGATCAAAAAAATCCTGAAGCAGGAATTCAGGAATTGAGATATATCGATCCTATGAAAATTAAGCATGTGAGGCAAGAAAAAAATACCGAAAATGGAGAAAATGGATATAGAAATCTTAATTTAAGATTAAAAACAGATTCAGAACAATATAATTTTCCAGATATTGAAGAATATTTTATTTACACTCCTACTCCCAATTTTCCATCTGGTACAATTACTGGAGGATCAAAAAAAGGTGTTAAAATTGCAAAAGATGCTATAACTTATTGCACATCTGGATTAGTTGATAGAAATAAAGGAACTATTCTGTCATATTTACATAAAGCAATCAAAGCACTTAATCAGTTGAGAATGATTGAAGATTCTCTTGTAATTTATAGATTATCAAGAGCACCTGAAAGAAGAATTTTTTATATTGATGTTGGCAATCTCCCAAAAGTAAAAGCAGAGCAATACCTCAAAGAGGTAATGAGTCGTTACCGTAATAAACTTGTTTACGATGCTAATACTGGAGAAGTTCGTGATGATCGTAAATTTATGAGTATGCTTGAAGATTTTTGGCTTCCAAGAAGAGAAGGTGGTAGAGGAACTGAAATTACAACTTTACCTGGAGGACAAAATTTAGGAGAACTTACAGACATTGAATATTTCCAGAAAAAACTTTATAGAGCACTTGGAGTTCCAGAAACTAGAATTGCTGGTGGTGGAGATGGATTTAATCTTGGTAGATCTTCCGAAATTCTTCGTGATGAATTAATGTTCTCAAAATTTGTTGGCAGATTAAGAAAAAGATTTTCTAATCTGTTTAATGATATTCTACGCACACAATTACTATTAAAAAATATTGTTTCTCCAGAAGACTGGGAACAATTGAGCGATCACATCCAATATGATTTTCTATATGATAATCATTTTGCTGAACTAAAAGAAGCAGAATTATTGACAAATAGGTTAACTTTAGCGACAACTGTAGAACCTTATATTGGAAAATATTATTCTACAGAATATGTTCGTAAAAAAATTCTCAGGCAAACTGATTCCGAAATTATTGAAATTGATGCTCAAATTGAAGATGAAATTGCAAAAGGAATTCTTCCAGATCCAAACGCTCCAGTAGATGAAATGGGAAATCCAATTCCACAAGATCAAACTCAAAGTGTAGAAAATGGAGTCAATGGAGAAGTTCCCATGGAACCAACAGTACAGGCAACAAACATAGAAATTCCACAACCAAAAGGCGGTAAGATATAAATAATCTTATAATTATAAAATAATTTTTATGGAAGAACTTATAGATTTGATTGCAACTGATAGTACTCCTTCAGAAATTTCTGATCAAATTAAACAAATATTATACATGAAAGCTTCTGAAAGGGTAGATTCTATTCGTCCACAAGTTGCAACAATGATGTTTGATGCTAATGAAGGAGAACAAGAATAATGGCAACTAAAGTCATTCAGGATACTATTATTCCTAGAATAACTCCAAGTGCTGGAGTTGCAACGACAAGTGTACCAATTGCTTTAAAAAGTGGATATTTGAGAATTACGATTGGTTCTACTTCATCAGTTACTGCAGGTGGATATGTTGCCATTGGAACAAATCCAGTTGTAAATAGAAATAGTTTTCATATTGTTCCTTATGGTACTGATATTTTAAAAGAAACTATGAGGCGTCAAGTAATATCAGGAATTATTACTGGTACTACTACAAAACTATTATTTGATGCAAATGTAAGTAATCCATTTGAAGTTACTGATTATATAACAATTTCTGGATCATCTACAGTAGGTCTTAATACATCTCATAATGCAATTATTGCTATGGACGATTCTTCAGTAACAATTAATTTTAATAGTTCATCTGTAACTTCTCCAAATATTAGTGGAGCATCAGCTTATCGAAGTGTAAAGGTTGCATGTTTGACTGACGATCCTAACACGTTTTTTAATATTTCAGAAGTAGTCACTCTAGTATCAGAATAAAATGAAACTCATCACAGAAGAAGTATCACAAGTAAAATTCATCACTGAAGGGAAAGGTGCTGAAAAGAAAATGTTTATTGAAGGAATTTTCCTTCAAGGTGATATTTGCAATCGTAATGGAAGAATGTATCCAATGCAAACTCTTGCCCGTGAGGTAAAGAGATACAATGAATCATTTGTTTCCAAAGGTCGTGCTCTTGGTGAACTAGGACATCCAGATGGTCCTACTGTTAATCTTGATAGAGTTTCTCATAAAATTGTTTCTCTTGAACAAGATGGAACAAATTTTAGAGGTAAGGCACAACTTCTTGAAACACCAATGGGTAAGATTGCAAAATCACTAATTGGTGAAGGTGTTTGTCTAGGAGTTTCTTCTCGTGGTGTTGGTTCATTAAAAATGACGAATGAGGGGCATAAGATTGTCGGTGAAGATTTTATGTTAGCAACTGCAGCAGATATTGTTGCAGATCCTTCAGCTCCTGATGCTTTTGTTCAAGGAATTATGGAAGGAAAAGAATGGGTATGGGAAGGTGGAATTCTTCGTGAAAGACTTGCAGAGTCTACAAAGCGTAGAATTAATACATTAATTGATGAAAGAAAACTTCAAGAACATAAGTTACAATTATTCCAAGATTTTCTTTCAAATCTATAAATTATAAATAAATATAGATTATAACACAAAACAATCTAAAAATGTCCGTTGGTAGAAATTTACAAGAAATGGAAAACGTAGTAACCAAAGGGGCTGCATCTGCCGAACCAATGCACAATATTGCACAGAATGCTTCTGGAGTAATGATTCCAGGGCAGACTGGTGCTTGGGAGGATTTAGGTGGCCCTACTCCAGAAAACTATCGTCCAGACGACGACTCAGCAACACTAAAAACACCAGGAGCAACTCTTGCTCAAGTAAGAAACGTAGTAAATGCTAAAGCATCTTCTGCTGAAGCTCCTCACACATCCGCTACTCCTGTAGGTCTTCCTGGGCAAGGTGTAAAGGAAGAAACTGAAGAAGATGAAGATCTAATTGATGAAGAAATCGTCGAAGATGAAGAAGAAACCGTAGCAGAAGCAAAGCACGGTAAGAAAGAGGAGGAGGAAGAAGAAGAGGAGGAAGAAGAAGAGGAAGAAGAAGAGGAGGAAGAAGAGGGTGGTAAAAAAATGAAGAAAGAAGAATTTGACATCGAAGAAGATGTTAATGCTCTTCTTGAAGGTGAAGATCTTTCTGAGGAATTCCAAGAGAAAGCACGTACTATTTTTGAAGCAGCAATCAAATCTAAGGTTGCTGATATTAAAGAAGAACTTCAAGCTTCATACGAGCAAGCACTCGTAGAAGAAATCGAAATTATTAAAGAAGGTCTTGTAGATCGTGTTGATACTTATCTAGAGTATGTCGCTGATGAGTGGATTCAAGAGAATGCACTCGCAGTCGAGCACGGTCTTAAGACTGAAATGACCGAATCATTCCTTGCCGGAATGAAGAGTCTTTTTGAAGATCATTATGTAACAATTCCTGAAGATAGATATGATGTTCTAGAGAGTATGGTAGATAAACTTGATGAAATGGAAGCAAAACTCAACGAGCAAATCGAAAGAAATGTTGCTCTAAATAGAAGATTAGCGGAGTCAGTTGCTGATGTAATCTTTGCTGAAGTCGCTGAGGGTCTCGCACTTTCTCAGAAAGACAAACTCGCTTCTCTTGCAGAAAATGTTGAGTTTGATAGTGAAGAGAACTATCGTGAGAAACTAGTAACTCTGAGGGAATCATATTTCCCAACAAATACTGGTACTCAAAGAGATGTAACTGAGAATTTATCAGAGGATGTTTCATATGAAGGATCTGAGTCAACTTCAGTTTCCCCAATCATGGAGGCATATCTTCAAACTCTCAGTAGAGTCGCTAAAAAGTGATTTTTAAATTATAAAGTCAAACAAAACTTTTTTAAAGAGGTAAATTTCAATGCAGATGTACAACGCAGAATATCTGCAGGAGAAGTGGGCACCGATCCTTGATTATCAAGGAATGGATCAAATCAAAGATTCACATCGTAGAGCGGTAACTGCTATCCTGCTAGAAAACCAAGAAAGAGAACTCCGTGAGGAGCGTTCATTCCTTTCAGAAGCACCAACTCAAAGTTTTGCTGGTGCAGGCCTTCAAGGTGGATACACTGGTAGTGCTGGAAATACTACTGGAACACCTGTTGCAGGTTTTGATCCTGTTCTGATCTCACTGATCAGACGTTCAATGCCAAATCTGATTGCTTATGATCTTTGTGGCGTTCAACCAATGAACGGACCTACTGGACTCATCTTTGCGATGCGTTCACGTTATAACAGTCAGACAGGTACTGAGACTTTCTACAACGAAGTAGATTCTACATTCTCAGGTCAGAATAAGGCACGTAATCTAAGCAATGGATTTATTGATGGTTCAGTTGGTTTAGGTACTACTTCAGCACAGTCTGGTAGCAATCCTTCAATCCTTGACTCAACAACTGCAAACCAACTCGCATACAACGTAGGCGAGGGTATGTCAACTGGTGAGTCTGAAGCACTTGGCGATGGTGGCAGTGGAACTTACTTTAACGAGATGGCATTCTCAATTGAGAAGCTTACCGTTACTGCCAAGTCACGCGCACTCAAGGCTGAGTATTCACTAGAACTCGCTCAGGACCTCAAGGCAATCCATGGTCTGAATGCTGAAGCGGAACTCGCAAACATTCTCTCAACTGAGATTCTTGCTGAGATCAACCGCGAAATCATCCGTACCATTTATAAGGTTGCTGTTCCTGGTGCTCAGGTAAATACCGCTACTGCTGGTACTTTCGACCTCGATGTTGACTCCAACGGTCGTTGGTCAGTTGAGAAGTTTAAGGGTCTAATTTTCCAAATCGAGCGCGATGCAAACGCAATTGCACAGCAGACTCGTAGAGGAAAGGGTAATATGATCCTCTGCTCTGCTGACGTTGCTTCCGCACTCACCATGGCAGGTGTTCTCGATTACACCCCAGCACTCAACGCAAACCTCCAGGTTGATGACACTGGTAACACCTTTGCAGGTGTTCTCCAAGGTAAGTACAGAGTATACATCGATCCATATTCCGCAAACGTTGCTGCTAACCAGTTCTACGTTGTTGGATATAAGGGTGCAAGTCCTTATGATGCTGGTCTCTTCTACTGCCCATATGTACCCCTCCAGATGGTACGTGCTGTTGGCGAGCAGACCTTCCAGCCAAAAATTGGATTTAAGACTCGTTATGGAATCGTTGCAAATCCATTTGCTAAGGGCGGCGCTGCTGCAACAGCACCAGACAATATCGCAACCAACTCCAACGTATACTACAGAAGAGTTAAAGTTGCCAATCTTATGTGATTTAATTCACATTTTTCCAGACCCCTCTCAGGAGGGGTCTTTTTTTATCTAAATAAAATAAAAAAATGAAATCTTTCATTCAGTTTCAAGAAGACTTATCTAGGAACGTAATTCCTTTAGATAAAAAATCACAAGAAAATTTAAATAAATCAAAAAAAGGGCAATTTGGTCCAGGATCTAGACCAGTACCAAATACAAAATTTACTCTAGAACCAGTTAATATTAAATTAAAATAATAATGGCAAATGCACTTGCGAAACAAATTTCAAATAGAAATTTTCTCTCACCAGTTGGGTTTAAATTTACTTTATCAAAAGAACCAAAAGTGTCCTTTTTTTGTAATCGTGCAAAAATACCTGATATCGTATTAGGAACAGAAACTCAACCATCATATCTCAAAGATCTAGATATTCCTGGAAACAAAATAGAATATGGAGATTTTTCATTAAGATTTTTGGTTGATGAAGATATGACGAACTACATGGCAATTCATAATTGGATTACAGGAATTGGATTTCCAGAAACTACATCTGAATATAAAAATTTAATTTCTGATGAAGATGGTATCCAAGATCCAAAAAGAGCATTTAGTGATGGATCTTTATACATTTTAGATAGTAATTTTAATACAAATATTATTGTTAAATTCAAAGACTTATTTCCAATCTCTTTATCTTCACTAGAATTTGATTCAACACAAACCGACGTTCAATACTTTACATCAGAAGCTGTTTTCAAGTATACTGTCTATAATGTCCTAGATAAAAACAACAATCGCTTATGAATTTGGACGAAATTCAGGAAATGTGGCAAAGAGATTCTGTCATAGATCCCGATAATTTGCACGATGAGTCTTTAAAAATTCCTCAACTTCACTCTAAGTATTATACACTATATAACACAATTACTCTTCTGCGTGAAAAGGCAAGAGAAACTTTTAATAGAGTTAAACTTGAACGCTACAATTACTATACTGGAAAGTCTCCTATAGAAGTTTATGAGAAAGAACCATTTCCATATAAAGTTAGAGACAAAGAAGCACTGCAACGATATATGGATGGTGATGAAAAATTAAGTAAAGTAGAACTTAAGATAAGATATTATGATATTATGCTTAAGTTTTTAGAAGAAATTATCAAAACAATTTCTAATAGAACATACCAAATTAAAAATGCTATTGAGTGGCATCGATTCCAAGCGGGGTTCAATTGACCCCCTTTTTTATGTCAATAAATATTTTTGTATTGATATGAACGTATGTCACATTTGGTTATATCTAAAAAGAATGAGGTATATCTTCAGGTAAAAGCAGAACCACACATATATTATGAGTTGGCGGATCAATTTACCTTTGATGTGCCAGGCGCAAAGTTCATGCCCCAGTTTCGCAACAAATATTGGGACGGAAAAATTCGCCTATTTAATACACAGAATGGTGAGATATACGTAGGTCTTCTAGATAAACTCATTCGCTTCTGCGAGAATCATGAATATACCTACGAGTTTGTCAATAATAAATTTTATGGTCTTCCTTTTGAGGTAAACGAAAATATCTCAAAAGAAGGTGTGAAAGATTATATGAATTCTATCTGCAAGTACTCTCCCCGTGAGTATCAAGTTGAGGGAGTATACGACGCTTTAAGACATAATAGAAAGTTGCTGATATCTCCAACTGCTTCTGGAAAGTCGTTGATGATATATTCAATTGTGAGATACTACGTTGAGAAAGGACAAAATACTCTGATAGTCGTTCCAACGACATCCCTTGTAGAGCAGATGTATAAAGATTTTGAAGATTATGGATGGGATGTGGGTTCATTTTGCCACAAGATTTACGCTGGAAAAGAACGAGAAACTGACTCTCAAGTAATTATTACAACCTGGCAGTCCATCTACAAACTTCCCCGACAATATTTCTCAAGATTTAATGTGGTCGTTGGAGATGAAGCACACCAGTTTAAATCAAAGTCATTAGTATCTATAATGACAAAACTTTCCGATGCAAAATATCGTTTTGGGTTTACTGGAACACTTGATGGAACACAAACACATAAATGGGTTTTAGAAGGTTTATTTGGACCTTCTTACAAAATTATCAGAACTGATGAATTGATGAAGAAAGGTCATGTAGCTACATTAGATATTAATATTCTTCTATTGAAACACCCACCAAGTAAATTTGAAACTTTTGAGGATGAAGTTCAGTATATTATTAATCATGAAAGAAGAAATAAATTTATTAGAAATCTTGCTTTAGATCTTAAGGGAAATACTCTAATTCTTTTTTCTAGAGTAGAAGGTCACGGTCAACCTTTGTATGAACTGATAAATAATAGCAAGTCTGATAACCAACATGTCTTTTTTGTACATGGAGGAGTAGACACTGAAGACAGAGAAAAAGTTAGAGAAATTACTGAAAGAGAAAACAATGCAATTATCGTGGCATCGTATGGAACTTTCAGTACAGGAATTAATATTAAAAATTTACATAATGTTATTTTTGCTTCACCTAGTAAATCAAGAATCCGTAATCTCCAATCAATTGGAAGAGTTTTGAGAAAAGGAGATCAAAAAACAAAAGCAACTTTATATGATATTGCTGATGATATCAGTTATAAATCAAAGAAAAATTACACTTTAAATCATCTAATAGAAAGAATTAAAATTTATAATGAAGAAAATTTCAATTATGAAATCGTAAATATTCCGCTTAAAAACTAATGGGAGAAGAATTTTATTGCATCTTAAAATTAGTTTCTGG